CTAGTTCATACTGTTTATGCGGATACTTGCTTTGACTAATGCCATCGCCCTGATCATCTTAATTGGTACATCTTTCGGTGAATGGTGTCGATTCTCGCTAACTAACTTTACATAGTCAGTTCCTAGCTCTGATCTCTGAACAAACTTAACAGTGATCATTTCTTCGTCATCAACATCCAAACTTAACAGATACATTTCACCAAAGAAAATCCCATGTAAAAGGTCTCTAAGAATTTTATACAAGACTATATCGCCACTTTTCAATAATGGATACATGCTGTCCCCTGTCACAGAGATAGCACCATCACACTTTGGCATATTTGGAATAGTAATAAAGTCGATAATGTTTTGCTTGCTACTTTGGAAGATACTTACAAGACCGGCAGCGGCTTCCAGATCATACAATGGTATTTTTTGCAGGTTATGTTTTTTATCAGAAGGTCCTGAGAAATCGTTAGTAGTTTTTGTCGAGAGTGCCAGCTTTTTAACTTCTCCCTTTCCACTCAATATAAATTCTGCGTTTATGTCTACGCATTTCGAGTATATTAAATCGTAGTCCATAGTGTTTCTTTTGTACCAGCTTGAGAGCGTGGTTGGTGCAATACTTAGGAAACGGGAAAAATCTACATCACTTTTAAATTTGTAATAAGATTTTATCTCGTTCAATATCAACACTTTGCTGTTTTCTGTACTCATTGTGCGTATTTTTCTTTAGAGAGCTATTGCATTTGTACTCACTTTGCGTATATATTTGCGTAAGTATTCACAAATGTATATAAATATGCAAAGCAAAAAGAAAGAAATTAAATATCCTGAAAATCTGTACTTGAGGTTAGAAGTATTTAAAGACAAACGGACACATCAGGAAATTGCTACCGCAATTGAAATCAGCAGAAAAGTACTTAGTGATACCATCAATGGAAAGTACAAAGGCACCAACATCGTTCCAAAACTACTAGCTGAATTAGCTACCCCTACCACTGAACCAAAATCATCAAACTAAATATGGAATTTTATAACAACACTCTTTGTATCTCGTACAGCGAATTAGTTAATAAGAGCGTACAGCCGAACACTGTGGGCGACGACGCTTTCATATCACAGTATGATTACCAGAATTTTAAAAACTCAGGAAAGTTAAAAACAGTAAGGCCAGGTTGCAGGGGAACGGAAGCCCTTTATGATTTCGAATTGCTTCCAATGGAGGTAAAAAGGTCAGTTGCCATCAAGTTTAAAGATGTGGTAAAGACCGCGCAGCAACAACCTATTAAAGCCCTTTTAAAGCACGATTATAAAGCACTAAGTTTCTTTGAAACTTATACATTACCAAATGGCGAACACCTGAAACAAAACACCATCAGGGAATACACTTCTACCGCCGTAGTATTAAACGCCATAATCAAACTGCAAAGCGATGCAAAAGCATGGCGGTCTGCGCTTGGTGGGTCAGCTAAACAAACAGGATCACTCAAAAATCTTACTGATGTACTGGCAACACTTCAAGCTAAATGGGGTTGGAAGCTCCCGCCGGGGGATCGTGCACTAAGAGGCAAAATAAGCAAGTACAAGCAACTCGGTTATGTTTCGCTAATCAGCGGAAAGCTTTGTAACGATAATGCCGCTAAGGTGGTTGAAAGCGAGCAGGAAGGGGCATTGCGCCGGATCATGGCAATGGGTAGGAACTTCGATGATGTTCAGGTAATGAATTTGTACAACATGACTGCCGAGGTAGCCGGTTGGAAGAAAATAACCAAAGGCACTGTCGCCAACAAACGAGACGAATGGCAAATCTATACTGACGCAGGATCGCGCGGTAAAGGAAACCATGACAACAACCACGCTATGCAGGTTAAAAGACGTGCGCCTTCTGCGCCATTGCTTTACTGGACCGCTGATGGTTGGGATGTATAATTGATGTACCAAAAAACGGTTGAGCGCAAAGACAGGGAAGGCAACATCCGTAACGTAACCGAATATCACCACCGCCTAAGCATGGTGGTCGTTCTTGATCCATGCAACAAATACCCTGTTGGCTATGCAATCGGTACTCATGAGACACCGGCGCTGATCCGGCAAGCGTTTAGAAACGCGATAACACACACAGAGGAACTGTTCGGTTCAAAGCACCATGTGTACCAACTGCAAACAGATAATTACAACAAGAAGACCTTAACGCCGTTTTACGAGGCATTGTCTGAGCGATACACCCCCGCCCGTGTAAAGAATGCGAAAGCCAAAGTTATTGAGCCTTATTTCAAGCACCTCAATAAAACCTACTGCCAGTTGCAGCCTAATTGGTCTGGATTCGGTATGAAGGCAAGAAAAGAGAATCAGCCGAATGAAGAATACAGCAATAAGATTCGTCACACTTTCCCCGATGAACAAGGTTGTGTTGACCAGATCGTAAAGATGATCGAAGCGGAACGGGCATCTAAGAAATCGGCATATGTCGAAGCATATGCACTTCTTTCGGACGACAAAAAGTTAACCTGGTCGCACATGGAATACCTGTCGCACCTTGGTGAAACTTCCGGCGACACAAACCGGCTGAACGGTCCGGGTGTCATACTGCAAATTAACAAGCAGAAATTTACTTTCGATTGCTTCGATCCACAATTCAGGATGCACAGGAATGAAGACTGGATCATAAAATACGATCCCGCAGATATGTCACAGGCTTTAGCTGTCAGTACGGACGGATCATTAAAGTTCATGCTTACCGACAAGTATGTGCAACCAATGGCACTCGCTGAAAGGACAGCCGGTGACGCTCCTGAACTCGCACGAATTACCCAACACAACAGAACACTGATCGACGACATCCTGCAAGTTCAACAAAGCGATTTCGATGCATTGAACGGTCTGATGCTTCGTAACCCTCGGATAGAAGAAACCCTCGGAAAACTACTGATCGTTGATAGCGAAGGTCAGCACAAAGACAATAGAAATGCCGCCCGCATTCAGCAATCAGTTAAGGTATTGGAAGCGAAGCACACAAGACGTGACGAGCGTATCGCTGAAAAAAGCAAACTGCAAACACAACAAGACTACATCAACAGCAAAATAGACATTAACGATTTTATTTAACACCATGCTTACACAAGACCAAAAAACCGGAATAATCGAAGCCCTAGAAACATTCATGGAGCTTCACAACTTCTCTCAGGCTGATATTTCACTGAAAGCCGATGTCAATGCGTCGTATCTGATCCCAATGAGAAAAGGTAAATCCACTGTGACTATGGGTGCAAAGGAGATCGGGATCAGCGACATGTATTTTAGCAGAATCGCTAACCTTATCGGGTTTGAACTGGAAGAAAAGCTGATCACCACCAAAGCAACGCCACAGTTAACCTTTATCATATCCAAGTTAAAAGACTGCATGGATCATTCAGAAGCGGGCGTGTTGATCGGTCAAACTGGTGCCGGAAAAACCTTTGCACTAGATGCCTTCAAAAAGAAATTTCCGGCCGAGGTATTCAGCGTTAAGGTTGGCGCATCTGATAACCTTGGAGACTTGCTTCAAAAGATCGCAGATGAATTGAAACTAGACTACTGGAAAGGTTCTAAATCTGTCAAAATTGGCCTGATCTGGCGTGAGTTAAAGAGACGCAATGAAAAAGGTCTTAAACCGATGTTGGTTTTTGATGAATCAGAGTATATGAAGCAAACCGCTTTGTGCGCTTTCAAGGAATTGTATGATTTGCTTTTAAATATCTGCCCATTGGTTATGCTCGGCACCGAAGAGCTGACCGAAAACATGACAAGACTGATCAGAAGAAAAAAAGCCGGTGTTTCTCAGCTAATGCGCCGTATCAAGTTTAAAACCCACTACATACCCGAAGTTGACACAAGGTTTACCCTGTTTTTAGATGGCGTTGATGCCGAACTTAAAAAGTGGCTACAGGCTAATTGTGCAAATTACGGTGAGTTAACAGACGTGCTGAACCCATGCCTGAGGGAAGTTAAAAGGCTCGGTCAACCATTGACATTGGAGTTTGTAAAAATGGTTCTTGGCCTATGAAAAGAGGTTACACACCGCGCGATCTTGATTCAATTGAGTTCGAGGTGTTTGACTTTACCGATGATTGGTTCGAGGCCTTTGATAAGCCGGAAATATCGGGGGTCTGGTTCATTTGGGGAAATAGTGGAAATGGTAAAACTAGCTTTTATCTAAAACTAACCAAATACCTAACAACCTTCAACAGAAAGGTGGTAATAAACAGCTTGGAGGAAGGAAGAAGCAAGACGATGCAGGGCGCATTTAGAAAAGCAGGAATGAACGAAGTGAGTGGAAAAGTTCTGCTAGTTCAGGAAAGCATGGAAGATTTAGAGGAAAGGCTTGACAAGGAACGTAGTGCAAAGATCGTAGTGATAGACAGTTGGCAGTACACGAATTGGACTTATAAAAAATATGAAGCATTTAAAAAAAGGTATCCGAACAAGCTGATAATAATAGTTAGCCAGGCTGATGGGAAGGCCCCATCAGGAAGACCGGCAAAAGCGATAAAGTATGATGCTGATTTAAAAATATGGGTAGAGGGTCACAGGGCTATATCAATGGGACGCTACATAGGTAAAAAAGGGTACTACACAAATTGGATTGAAGGTGCTGCAAAATATTGGGGACAAGAAGCAATAGACTAATATGAAAACATTAGAAAAGAAAAAAACTCACATTGCCAAGATCAGGCAAAAGAACCAAACACAGATTGATCGTGTTTGTCAGCTTCTAAATTGGTCACACGAAGATTACTGCAATCATCAGTATCTGGAATATGAAATGTTCATCGCAATGGCTTGCATGGTCATGCCTAAATCTGCTATTCTCCTGAGGTACTCGCCTCAATTCAGAGGTTTTTTCAATAGTGAGTGGATGCGAAGAAATGATACAGATTTTATCCCCTATGCAAATTCTGTATGCAGCGAACATATCGATATACGGTACGATGGTGAGGAATTTTCAGGGTGGCGAATTTACCCTGCCGTTGAATACGGTGATGAATTTATAATCGAAGAGTATCTAATGACCCATTCACATCAATCACTTTTCTGTGATGCTGATTTCGCGAATAGGTACAAACACATGATAACTGACATACTTCCTTATGTGTAACCAAGAAATACACCATCAAATCATTAATGCCATTTGCAAGGCATTGGACATTAATGACATCAAAACAGAATCAAGACGGCCAGTATACGCACACGCAAGATTCATCGCCATTAAACTTCTGATCGATAAGAAATACTCGTATTGCAGGATCGCATATATGTTGAACCGTGACATAACGACCATCTATTTCGGTGAAAGAAGATGCAAGCAACTGGTAAAGCAGGAAGATGAAATATTCGCAATAAGGCTAACTAAGATAAAAAGGGAATTGGAGGCACTATGCGCATAAAAATGAAAACCAGAGACGAAGCAGAAGGGCTATACAACCTCATAGTATACCTACTCAAAGCAAATCCTTATAGCAATAGGATGGAAAAGATTCTTGATCTCGCAATGTTCAGAATCAGTGAACAGATCAGGAAGAAGCTAATATCTAGGCATCCACGAGACTATCACATCACATTGGACGAGGAGGATAGTTTAAAATTTGAAGAGTGGCTCGCTCAGAACGAAGGTTCAATCCCCTTTAATACCTACGTATACGAACTCAACACAGCAACGCAAATCAGTACTCAAATAAACAAACAATATGGATAAAGAACTTGAAAAATTAGACATGGCATACGAGCTGATAATGGAACTTATCGTTGCTGTACAGGCCGAAACAACAAACAACCAAAGCATTCAAAGCATCGAAACCATTTTATGGCGTAAACTCTCTGAAGTGCTACTTAAAAAACAAAAAATATTCCAAGATCAACTAGAAAACCTTAATAAAGATGGGAAATAAAATATTCAACACAGCAGTAAAAATATTGGTCGTACTAGAAGGCATCGCCTTGGTACTTATTGTCATAGCAATTATCAAAGAATCATAAGAAATGAGAGCACTAACATTCAATCAGCAGAAACCGACAGACATAATGTGGGCAGACGAGTCAGGTATGAGAATACCAGTAAAAAGGATCACGCCTTCAGAACGCAAACGTGAACGATCCTTAGCGGATCAGGCTAAAAAAGCCATTGCTTTAAACGCCAATTTAGTCGCATTTAAATCGGCTTTAGAAAAGACTGCCGAAGAACTATACCAAGATTTCCTAATCGAAAACGATGGCAAAATCGGGAAGAACGTTGGAAATGTCACGTTGTACAACTTTGATAAATCGATCAAACTGGTGGTTAAAATTGGTGAGCGGATCAGCCTTGATGAAAACTTCATTAACCTGGCTAAAGCCGAATTGGACGAAATGTTTGCACAATACACTATTGATTCTCAGGACACTTTTATCACTGATCTGGTACAAGCGGCATTCGAGACAAGTGGCGGCAAACTAGATTATAAAAAAATCTTAACACTTAGAAAGCACGCTAGCCGATCTAAAAACAAACACTGGGAAAAGGCTATGGTACATATTGATAAAAGCATTAGCAAGATGTACACCAAGGCTTATCACCAAATCTGGGTTAGGGATGGTAAAGGAGAGTACCAAGCTGTACAACTAAATTTTGTGGATATAGAAGTTGAGGGATAGGCTATGAAGATTCGATTTGAAGATAACGGTCAGGACTTTCTGGAATGGGAAGTTGATGACGACGGCCAAGTAATAGGATGCGAGCCGTTTCAGGCATCCGTGTGGTGCGGTAAGTATGTGCTACAGCCAGAGTACTTGCAACGCGGACACAGTGTTTTTTATTCAGACACCCCGATCGTTCGAATCAATCAGCCAATTAGAGAACTCAAACATAAGGTAGAATCAATAAGTGAATAACATGATCAATACGCATAATGCCTTAAATAGGACAATGAACCTGCTTTTTGTTACGGTTTCTCAGGGTACGTCCCATCTTTTAACCAGATTGAAAGCCGTCAAGTCAGAAAATGGCAGTGACTTTAAGTTTGTATATATCGCGGGCAAAGTCACAGGATTGCCATACAAAGAGGTATTCGATAAATTCCAACAAGCAAAAACCAAGTTGTTGAACAAGGGATACTTTGTTATTAATCCTTGCGATTTTATCCAACCAGACGAAGATTGGAAAATTGCGATGTCGATATGCTTTACCCTCCTTCCTGCTGCCGATTACATTTATCTGTTGGATGACTGGAAAGATAGCAAAGGGGCCATATTGGAAAAAGACTTGGCTGATAAACTCGGAATAAATGTTCTAAACTGTGAGAATCATGACTAGCGAACAAGTAAGAATATTAACATGGGTCTTAATAGCAGTCGCCCTGATCCTTTTCTGGACAGCCGTTTATATGGGCTTTAAAATCTGTTTAAAATGAAAACAGTAAAGGTTTTAGTAGTGATCCTGTCAATAGTATGGCTATTGGCAGGATTAGGAGGTTCAACGATACTGTTGGGCAAACTTATTAATCATGTGTTCATCAAACCAACATCAGCAAAATGAACAAATCTCTACCTCAAATCCCCAAAAAGTATGATGCAATAGTGATCTTCTTAATGATCATGGGTGCAATAGGCGGTTTACTACTCATGTATACATTCTACGTTGATCATGCCTAAAAAGAAATCTTACTTAACCTACACAGATCAATTTTGCGGATCAGGCGGCAGCAGTCAGGGTGTCCGTAGACTTTCTGAAAAGCTTGGCGGGGGTCTGGAAATCACATTGGCTATGAATCACTGGCCTTTAGCTTGTGAAACGCACAATACAAACTTTCCAAACACATTACATGCATGTACTGATATTTCTGCATGTGATCCTAGGCGCTACCCTACAACTGACATGCTAATCACATCACCGGAATGTGTTGAACAAGGGTACGGAAACGGCAAGAAAAAGCCGACTAATCAGTTTGATATATTTACCGGCATTAAACTGGACGCCTCAGAAGAAAGAAGCCGAGCGACGATGTGGGATGTTGTAAGGTTTGCAGAATACCACAATTACAACGGCATCACTGTCGAAAATGTAGTTCAGGCACGTAACTGGCGGCTTTTTGACACTTGGTTAATTGCAATGCATAATTTAGGATATAGTCACAAGTGCATTTTCCTGAATAGTATGCATTTCCCGCCATGCCCACAAAGCAGGGATAGAATGTATGTTGTTTTCTGGAAGAAAGGGAACAAAGCCCCGAATTTAGAATTTACACCGAAAGCACATTGCCCAAAATGTAAAAAGGATATCGAGGCTTTCCAATGGTTTAAGCCCGGGCAGAAGTCTTGGAAATATAACACGGGATATCTATACCGCTGTCCGGTTGACGGTACGGTTGTAGAACCATATCACCACGCTGCATTTAACTGTGTCGACTGGTCTATAAAAGGCAGACGTATAGGAGATATTAAATTGTCAGAAAACACCCTGAGAAGGGTTAAAAAAGGCCGTGAAAAGTTTTGGGTTGATGGCCAGCCTACATACCAATATCCGCTAATACTGCAAACGGCGAACAGTTCAAACGGCAACAATGTCGGTCGGGCTGTTGATCCATTTCAAACCCAATGTACACGGCAGACAATGAGCTTGCTTACACCGATGATTTTAGAGCTTACAAGTAAAGGCGGGTGTTTGCCGGTTTTCGATAAGCCAATATCCACAATTACCGCCGGTGCCCATCATCATGGTATTTTAACAGCAGACAATTACAAGTCATTTATTGCTTACTACAATGGAGGTTCTGACGTATCGAGTGCAATTGTTGATCCAACCGGCTCTTTTACTACCGTTCACCGTCATGGTTTATTTATTGACAAAGCGCCGGAAGTTGAGGATTGTTACTACCGGACATTAAAAGCACACGAGGTTAAGTTAGGAATGGCATTCGATAAAGATTATATCGTGCTTGGAACTCAGAAACAGCAGGTTAAACAATGCGGCAACGCGGTCACGCCGCCGGTAATGGAAGCAATACAGGAAAGAATTATTGAACCTTTTTTATAATCAAATTATGAAAATATCAGACCTTAAAATTAATTATAAATCATTGTTCTCTCAGTTTGAAACCAAATCGACAGCAGTGATTTCGCTTTGCGGAAGATACAGGTATTCGTTAACAAGGCGATGGGACAGCAATAAACCAACTTTACTTTTTATTATGCTAAATCCAAGTACCGCAGATGCGTGGGAAAATGATCCTACAATCATAAGGTGCATCACTTACGCAAATGATTGGGGATATGGCGAGTTGAATGTTGTCAATCTTTTCGGGTGGATGGATAGCAACCCTGAAGGACTATTTGTAACAGACGATCCAATTGGCCGTGATAATGTCTGCCACATTATAGCCGCGGTCAGGAAAGCTGATCTAATAATATGCGCTTGGGGCAATTATCCGATTATAAAGAAGCTCTCAACAGAAAAGCAGTTGCAAGCCATCAGGTCATTTGGAAAGCCTGTCCACTGCCTTGAACTTAGTATTGACGGTATCCCCAAGCACCCCTTATATCTGCTTAAATCTCTTAAACCAATATTATATGAAATTTAAATACTATAAAAACCCTGATAAGCGGCAATACTTCGCTTTCAATGAGCAATTCGGAATGATCATATACACTGAAAAAAATGGCTTTTACAGCATCAGCACCGGTGTGGATCAGGAACTTTGCAACGACATTCCAAGTTTCGGCGAGGAACTGGAAAAGGAGCTATTTATTGAACTGGTAGCGCCCTTTGAAGTAAGGCTCAAAGCGGCAACTGACCTTTTAAAACAGCAAATGAGTGATGATCTATACGAAAGACATCAAGAATATTTAAGACAAAAAGAACAACCTTACCACTAACATTATGATACTAGGATTTTCACAAGTAATAAACGGACAACCCACGCTATTCATCGAAAAGATTTGGGAAAGTATTTACCAAATGGCACCCGAAAGGCCATCGCAAGAATATCTAATTTATCAACAGGCATATAAAGACAAGTTTGGGAAATTTTGGGATGGCACCGGCGATATGTGGCATGAGCCGGTTGACCCGAAGTTACATACCATAAGAAACCCTCGGGTAACGAAGTCGGGGGATATCGCTGCCAAACAATGGAAATCAGGTGATTTAATTCACCCAGCCATACACAATAGAAGCCCTTTGTATTTTCAGTTTGCACCGATAATGAAAGTTATTAGTGTTCAGGCGATACGGATAAAGTGGTATAAAAAGCAATGGTCTGTATATGTTGATGATCGGCAGCTTGCGGTTTACGAAGTGGAAAAACTTGCCAAAAATGATGGATTCACGAGCCTTCATGAATTTTCAGCCTATTTCGACACAGATTTTGCCGGGGTAATAATCCATTGGACAAACTTAAGGTATTGATCATGGAACAAATATATTATCCTATAGGATGGGCAGTAACATGGCTGTTCATCGTCGCCCTAGTCGTCATTACTATTGCGCTTGGTTTGGGCTCTGTCGCATTTATTGCGACGAAAGTAATTATAACAAACTGGTATCAATTTCACATAAACAGGCATGTAATTCCGTCTAAAAATATCAGGAATATGTATAAGAATAAACCCCTGATGTGCATCAACAATAATAAAAGTTGGGTTTTAAAGTACAGGCTTAGAAATTTCAGGAGGGCTAGAAATGGTAAAGAAGAAAGGTAAATACGACGACCTTTTTGCGATTTGTAATGAGAACGGCCTTGACTATAAAGCTGTAGTGCTAGATTTTACCAAAGGCCGAACAGATAGTTTAAGTTCTCTCAGCGATATCGCATATAGCACATTATTGAACAGGCTAAAAACATTGAACAAATCGAGCAATAAGAAATTTGTAAAAAAGCCAGGTGATTTGCAAAGAAAAAAAATGATCAGACTGGCTTTAACAATGCATTGGGGCGGTGGCGATATGAAAACAGCTATAAAGGAACTGGACGAATGGTGCAAAAAGCAGAAATTTAAAAAGGGGTTTATGCATCACACTGCTGGCGAATACGATTTATTAGTGACCATTTTTGAACAAAGGGTCTATGCAGATTACTATAGAGACTTAAACAAATGACAAAGATTAACAACTATGAACTGAGCAGTTCAAGCTTACCCGAAGAAATGATCGTGCAATACACAAATGGTCTTTTAAGTGCCCTTTTATTGCCGATTAAATACCCGTTAAGCGAAGAAAAATTTAACAAGATCGTCAGGGCCTTGCCAACAGTCAGGCTTGAAGAAAATCTCCAGAACTTTCGGGCTTTCGGTTTGACGCCTACACCTGAGGTGCCAAAGAATAAGAAAATTTCCATGTTCTGCGAAAAGTACATGGAATATAACGCCGGACTGAAATATGTGGCAAACGGCATTGACGGTAAGCAGATCGAAAAGGTAAAAGTCACCAAAGATATTTTGGACAGTTACTTTAAATCCGAAGACTTCCTGATCAGGGGCAAACACAGTGTGCAAAATTTCGTTAAGAACTACAATTTGGTGCTTCGGGAACACACCAACCCTCTAAAAAGCAAGCATCCGAATTATTACTCTGTTGAACACGCTAAAAAATTGCAAATAGCGGAGCTGCCGGACTATTGGCGTCATCTGAGTTCCTTAGGGCTTGTGGCGGTTAAAGACCGAACGGGCAATTTGACAGACTGGGTTAAGAAACCTTCCTGACCTTTCCTTTAGACAATATAACACCGAGGTGAAAGCTCGTTCTTGCTCCGTGCTTCTCCTTTAATCTCTTTATCATCTTTTCTATTGAACTTAAGGAATTCGGCTTAATCCCGGATTCCTTAAATAATTCAGCTATTTCTGGCTGTGTCCTGCCTTCACATAGGTATTTAATTAGTAGTTCTTCCATATTGTTAATATTTGATTTGACTAACTTACGCTATATTGATATCAAATTAATACGGAAAACCAGAATTGGAATAAATTTTCAGTTTATTATATTTACGCCATGAAAAAAGCTACAATTGCAGTATTGTTACTGTGTTTAATCGCTTGCAATGAAAAGAAAAAAGCAGCAACAATAATATCTGATGAAGATATCAAAATAAAAGTTCTCTTTTATATTGATAGTATCAGCCGTGGCACAGACCTAGCGATTGCTAATTATAGGTTAGCTTATCAAATGGAGGGTAGACAATCTGTGGATTTTGTCAATGACTTGGAAATAGTTAAAGATAGTACTGGCCGAAGTGCCGAATCTTCATTCTTGATCGTTAATTCGGCTGATTCCTATAAAAGAATAAAAGGAAGCAAAGTACAAACAACAGGCATAAGTTTCAAGGTTGATTCTACTGGAAAGGTTTTATCTCATGCAGGGTTCCTTTTATATTACCCAAGTCCGTCTTTTTATTTTAATATGGAGACAGGCACCGACCAACTATTTAATCACATGAATAAATGACAAAAAAGCCCTGATGATCTCAGGGCTTTTTTGATTTATTTGGTAAGTATTTTGGCAAGCATTAACAACGTTAGTATTTTTGTCTCAATGGCTTACAATAATAAAAATAAGTTGATCCGCGTAAAGCAAATCCAAGACGCTTATCTTTTGCATAAAAAGGATGGCGTTTCGACCCGTTACGTGTATAAAACCTTTATTTGGCCGCGTTGGAACATCAGCATTTCTTCCCTATACAATTACCTCGCAATCAACGTGCGCAAAGAAATGCGTCAGCTCGATATGTTCGACCATATCAATTAGATTTTCCGCTTTAGCACCCCGCTAATTACCAATTTCTCAATTATTCCCTCAAAATCCTCACCGCTTGACATCGGATCACGATACGAACACTGATAGCGCAGTACGTTATAATTTACTACGCCGGTATCGAGTGGTTCTTCGTCGATGCGTTGTAGCTTTCCGGTGTTCTCGCTTTCAAGATCGTCGAGCACGTACCTCACCACAGTATGGTAAAGGACATTCTTTAAGCCCTCGGCTTTACTGGTTGAAATATTGCTAGTATCCCATGTCGGATCAGTCACCACATGAAATTCCAGTGTTAACAGGCCATTCCAAAACTTCCCCGCTTTTGTCCATGCGATTTTCCAGCCTATGAAAATGGCCGGTTGTGGGTAATATTCAAATTGCTCAGGATTTAACGGCTGTCCGCGCATCTTGTCGATGTGTTCCACTGGCGGCAACTCAAGCGCCTCAAACAATGCTCTGTTTTGCTCAAAAGCATTATATATTTTTAAAAATAGATTGATCATGTTGTCGTGATTGCTTTGTTAATTTCTGTTGTCATCATAGCTTCTATCCGGCTGTTCAATTGGGTTGAATTACCTAAGAATTGCCGTTGCGGCATTTTAAATTTTATCGTCCTTACAAAAGACTTTACAGTATGTGCGGCGACCGTATGCCTTTTTACCCGCTCGGTACGTCCGTCACGTGTTCGACTGTGTGCCGCCCGTCGGTGCGCCCGAACATTGTGACTGCTCACCTGTTGCACGGCGTTGATCTGTTCACCATTATTATGTGCTGCCGCATACGGTACGTCAGTTCCGATGATCGCCCGGTCACTGTTAGACATTACTTTTCTAATGCTTCGCATCAGCCTGCCGCTTTTAACAAGTACATGGCGTTTATCTGCCCTTGTTTCCCTTGTTCCCTCTTTCCTTCGCTTTCGTTTTTCCCACGGATCGGGCATAGTATTGAACCAATTTTGTTGCCTGAACCTTTCTTTGCTAAAATTGACCGCTACAGTGGCCGACTTACTTGGTATCGTCCGCGCCACTGTCATTAGTCGCCTGACCTGACGGTCAAAATCGTTTAATTCTCCTGCCATAACTACCCGTATGAAGTTTCCAGATTGCCCATCATCCGTTTGAACATATTCTGCATATATTCTTCAAATTCCTTTTTGCCCATGCCTTTAAAGTCAGTGCCTGTCGCGCTCAGGTTAACTCCTTTAACCATTGCATCCATGTTGATCGTGATGTTTTTGACCTGTTGGGCGGTGCCGGTAGTTCCGCTTGCGCTGCTGCTTACTGGCAGGTTTTTAGTCTTGCCACCGGTGCCATCAGGTTTCACGCCACCTATCGGCGCGAGCACCTCCTTTTTGGCCTCTTTTTGCGCCTTGTACTCGGCATTTACCTCGTTGCGGATTACTTCTATTGATTTGCCGTTTGAAATGCTTTTTGCGGCATCCATTGCGCCTGAGAAATCTAGGGTCTGGATGTTATAGATCATTTCCCCGATGGCTTTGATGTACTGGAAAACCCAAAGCACGTAAGGCTTTACTTTTATGTACCATTTCTCAAAACCATCACCCGATCCGAAAATTGAGGTAGTAACCCGGTTAATCACATCGCCGATCATTTTGAACCCGTTGATCAGAAACCGGATGCCAATTGTACTTATTGCCCACAGGTATTGAAAATATACGCCTATCGCTGAAAGGGAATCCCTGAATACTATAGAATTGGCGTAAAGGTCTTTCCAGTACTGGATAGTTTCAAGAATATAAGTGCCAATGGCCTTAATAATCGGAAGGCTCGTTTGACCAATTTCTATCATGGCCTGTTTAACCTGGTTAAAGATAATCGCCCATGCGTCCATCGGTGTTTCCGCGTTTTTCATGGCCTCATTAAGCTGCCCTTGCGAATCGTTGGTAAACTTGATGATATCGGCAAGCTTGTCGTAATCTTTTAACATCGCACCGATCGCCGTTACCGTTTCACCATCTGCCCCGATCGTCTGGAATATCTTGTTTTTTGCCTGACTTGACAGCCCACTAAGTCTGCCACGCAGATCATCCAATATTTTAAGCATCGGTTTTGCTTTACCGGCAGAATCGTATATGTTCACCCCGACCTTTTTAAAGCCATCTGTGATCCTTGGATCAGATATAGCCTTAAAAGTGTTCTCCAGTAAAGTCGCTGTCTGTTCAGATTTGAAGCCCTGCGCGGTAAAGTAGGCGAAGGCACCGGCAGTATCCTTGAAACTTTGCCCCGCCTTTTCTGCCATCGGTATGATCTTAGGCAGGTAGTTAGCAATATCTGCAAATTCAGCGTTACCCTTGTTCATGGTAGCGAAAAGCACATCAAGCACCTGCGAGGCATCTTTTAGCCCAGTACTGTTCATTGTCGATACGGTGGCCGCTGCAACCGTGTTCAAATCAGTAAAACCCGCTTTCGCCCCTTTTAGGATCGGATCAAAAGCCTCGAGCGCATCCTTGGCATTCAGACCCGCCGAAACGACCTTGTTAAACGAATCGGGTATTTCTTCCAATGGTGTTGCATTTCGGCCCCCGATATCCAAGACCTGATCACTAAGTAGTTTCAAATTCTGCCGGTTAAGCTGCGCGGTTACGTTGACCTTGGCCATGCCCGTCTGCCATTGTACAGCCATTTGACCGGCTGATAAATAAGCCGCGCCGAGGGCAAGTACGCCGGCCGCTGCCGCCGCATACGGGTTAGCAAGACTTCCGATCATGCCACCGACACCGGGTATTTGACTTGCTATGCCGTTAAACAGTTCAGACGCGCCGCCTTTAAGTTCGGCCATCTTGGCTTTCATACTGCTGATGCCGCTGTTAAGCTGTGTTCTTGCGCTACTCAGACCGGAATTGATACGATTCCTGAGTTCTAAGATGAGTTCTAATTTTGCTGTTCCTGCACCCATGTTGTATTGATCAATTAATTTGTATATTTGTACTGTGGCTGATCGGACTGGTTCCCATCTTCCACATCCCAAAAAGCAGGAATTTTATTTCTGCTTTTTGCTTTTGTAAAAGTCCATAATCTCTGACCGGTCATATTTAGTCAGCTTGTCTTTTACGTCGATGATCCACACCTCGGTTAAATTCTTGCTTTGCATTACCTGTCCCTTTAAAGCCCGTTTCACCTCGCCTAAAGCCATCTTTTCAGTGATGCGGACACAAACAATATCTGATTGTTTCGCGCCTGTTTTGACGAGTTCTTTGATTGAGGTTCTTGTATTGGCGTTACTGGTTTTAAACTCTACAACTTGTTTACCGCCTATGATCACATCGGCATTTTTGCCGTCTTTTACTCCGTCTGGCAATACGACGTTCCTTAGCGCTTCCTTCCATTCGCTGTTTGGGTTGATTTCTGGCAGAAATACCACCTTATCGCCCGAATTGGCTAATACCTTTGCGATCTTTAATTCGTTTTCCCATTCCCTTGATTTTGGGTGTAAAGCGCTATCATATACATAGCCGCCCTTTTTTCCTGAATGCACCTTTTCATATAGGAAAGGATTATTGTTGTCTGCCGCCTTGATCACCTGGTCGGGTAAATTGTCAAAATACGGGTGATCTGAGGGAAAGATAAGTCCTGTCTTCGCGAGATTCGTGCGGAACATGGGCGGGATGTTGTCGGGTGGAAATTTCATTTTCCAGTTAGGCGTAACTTCATCGCCTTCACTTTGCTCGACATCACACCGGCAACCCCAACCATTCGGCGTAAATACCGTATCCCATATAAAGTCGTCAATAGCCCGAGTTAAGCCGTCATAAATGCGGTGCGAATCCCTGACATTATCATCACCAACTGTGCGGTAAGTCAAAAAGGGATGTGTTTCCTTTTCTTCCTGAAACTGTATCCACCGGCTACCCATTTGCGCGGATGCTATGCCGGTATTATATTCTACTGGCAGGTATCGGTTGGTGTAGTCGTTATTGATCCGCTGTGCGATCTCGCGGAACTCGTTAAACGGTACAATCCGGTCACCGCTATACATTGCCGAGGTGGTCGCCTTAAGCTGTTCATGTGTCTTGGCAAAACTGAACTGGTAAACGTTGCGTTGCAGATGTTCTATTTGCTTGCGGTCGGGGCTATCCCAATCCACGTCAAACACACCTTTACCGTAGCCTTCCATAACCGCGCCGGCTATAGTTGCAGACACTTTGTTTGCCATTTGGAGGGCTGTCAGGCGTGTACTATAGCCGTTATAAAACTGGTCGATCAGTTTTTCAATTTCAGCGTCAAGACTAAAATCGGTATCCCCTTTGGCATTTACCTTAAAGCCGCCGCAGTTCGGACACATACAGCTATACACTTCATCAAGCTTTCTTTTGGTCAATACCTGCCCCGATGCTTCGGGGCTTAGTCGAAAAAACTGCCAACAACCTCAGGCCGTCCGCTTGCTTTCGGCGTTTTTGGTGGTTCCGGTTCCGTCTTAGCTGGTTCTTTTTTGCCGGTGATTGGGAAATTGAACGTGCTGCTTAGCCAATCGTTGTCGATCTCATACCCAAGTTCTATGGCCTTTGAAATGATCGACCAGTGCTCAGTCAGGTTTAAGGATTCCGAACGGTCAAAAACAAATTCATCAGTTTCGGAAAATGGGAACCTGAAAACATCCCTTAAAAGGAACATGATTTTGCGGTTAAAGCCAAATTCAGCCTTTTTCTTGTCCCTGCCTGCAATGATGTCGTTCATGGTGCGCTCATGTACCTCACCCTGTGAACGGCTTGATCCGTTGTCGGTCACCATTGTACCCCCAAGGATGCGTTTACTGATCTGGGCATCACAATAGGTCATCTGCTCTAAAAATACCTTGTACGGGTCACCTTTGGCGGCGCTGTCCTTGATGTCAATCGTGGTGCCGGTCGGGAAGATCGCCTGAGCAGCTTTACCCAGTGCTTTTAGCATAGCCTCAATACGGTCGAGTTCTTTCTTATCCCGCGTAATGGTCGTCGCAGTAACAAGAGGGATGCCGAATTTCTCCGAGAACATTGCCCATGCTTGACGGGCATTTTTCTTCCAGATCAGATCTGGCACAATATCATTTAACAGGCCGAATTTATCACGGCTTTTGATCACGATGATCGAACCTTTTAAGGCCGGATCATTTACATCAATCCCATTTTCGCCGCCCGCTTCAAGCAGCAGAATGTCTTTTTGGGGGATAAAGTTCCGGCGCGGCAAAAGGTCATATTTACCTAAGATAGGATCGGTAATCTGTAGAACCGTATAGCCATAAAAGGCATGATCCACCATATCACCGATCACGTCAAAAACCCATTCCTGTTCAAGAAGCTTAGATTTAACAGGGTCTTCCTTATTGGTCTTGCTGTCGCGGATATAATACCTTGTTGATTCGGTCAGCCCCCGGCGAATGTCCATCATCGCACCTAAATGCGCATCAGGGCGTAAGTATTCGTAAATATCCTGCAATAGCGACCATCTTGGAGTTTCCGCGTTATTGGCGGCTTCCAAAGCCTCACGCCACGATTGTATATTTTTGCGGCTGATGTCTGCAAACTCGGCGGCAAGCTGACTGATGACAGCCAGGTCATTCGATGGCGATTTCACCGCGGCATTCTGCGGGTTGTAAGATTTACCTATTCTTGAGTTAAACATATATTAATTGTTGTTTAAAGGTGCTTTAATTAGTATTCGTGGTTTTCCGGCTCACTTGCTGACCAGATGCGGAAATCACCCTGATTGTCATCTGAAAGGGCGGTCGGCAGGTTGGTTGCGGTCTTTCCCATACCGGCATCACGCAGCCATTCGATCGCGTCCTGATATCGCTGATCACGGTGCGACGGAACGTCTTTGCTGCCCGTCTGAGCGTAAAGGTGGTAAAGGGTGATGTCCATGACGATCATCACGATAAAGGCATCACGGCCGTCCGGGTCTTGCGTAGCGCCAAAGATGGCAGTCATATCGTACCTGCCTGCAAGCCGGTTTTTGATCTGGGCAACTGCGGTGTCTTCTGCTCTGAGCAGTTTAATGGATTGGTTAAGTTCCGCAGTTGAGCCGTCCAGTAACTTTAGTATTTCGGTTTTGATCAGAAAGTAGTCTGAATCTTTTAAAAATCTTGCCATGTTTAATAGGTTTCGTCTTGATAGGTTTCTCTTGTGGTAATTCTTGGTTCGGACTTTTCGATAAAGGTGACTTCATCAAGTTCTTTGAAGCCGACCCCGATACCATCTGGCCCGTCGTCATTGTCGCCACCGCCTTTTTCAAAGTTTAAAAACTGCTGTATGGCCGTCATTTGATCAGGCAGGTTCTTTTCATCGATATTCCAAACGACCCATCCGCGTTCAAACTTCCCGCTGATGCTGTCGATGTGGTCGAATTTGTTGCCATAGCTCTTTTTGTTTGCAATAACAGGGATATAATACCCCCTCTGTTCGCCTTCCTCGTCAAAATCATTGACAAATTCATCCTGAGCAAAAAGGCCGTCAATCAGAAACCGGACATTGTACCGGGCAAGGTTGCGGTCTTCGAATTTATCGTAAAGCCATTCGGCAACCATTTTACGGCTTGTTTGACGCAGAAAGCAATGAATGATGTGGTAAAATTTACCTTTCTTGCCGATCAGGAACATGCCTTTAAAATCGCCCTTGTCCTTGTATGACAAATCCCCGATAAAGATCAGCGCATCATACATGACCAGCCTGAGCATTTTGTCCCAAAACATCCAATCCATTTTAAAAATCTTGCCTTCGGCAACGTGTACGTGCATAAATTCACGTAAAAACGCTTTTGGGTTTTTAAGGTACTTCTTACGCCAGTATTCCGAACTGGTTTTTGCTGACCAGGTTGGAACGAAATCCACAAGGTCAAGGACTGCACAGACCGTATGCACTATGTAGTCGCTTTTTCTGCCCTCTAGCTTATCAATTGCTATGTATTTTTCAAACTCCTTGACAAGCAAGTGTGTCAGGCAGCGTTCATCAAAATCATTGTTCAGGAAAACGAACCGCTCAATACTGTCGTCCGAGGCATCAAAACAGCCGAATACCTCTTCCAGTACGAAATCAAGGTGATCCCGCATCAATGAGCGGTTGTTCAGGTGCTTGCGTGTTGCGGTATCATCAAGGGCGAAATAGTCGGGTCGCTGTGAGCCTTCCCTTAGTCCCCTCGGTGACTGACCGAAACCAAGCGCATAAAATCTTTTGCCGTCTGAGGTAAGGAAATTGCCTTCTGCCCATGTGCCTTTTCCAAGCTTTCTACCGTAGTCGTTTATAAACCGCTGGTTGGATTCCAGTTCGGCCTGAATATCGCTTAAAAGCTGCTTGGATTTGAGTTCAGTCTCACCCATCAACACCATGAAGTTAAGTTCGTCAGTGACCATCAAATACATCGGAACACCGATATTGCCATGCACCGATTTTGCGCCAGATCGGTAAATCCGTTCTATTACTTTGCTCTTTCGGTTTCTGATAATATTATTAGCAAGCTTGCGGTGAAAGGGGGCGCACTCACATTTTGCATAGTGCGGCAAATAATATTCAAACCATTCGATGTAGTCCTTTTCCAGATTTTTGATCCGCTTTGACTTTTCGCCCGGACTTTCGCCGATGTCTACAGTTGTCGCCTTGGCAATGCGTACACAATGCTGATCATACTGTTTTAGAAGTTTTTCCCATTTACTATCCATGTAGGTTGATCATGTGCATGATAAATTTTTTGTGAGAATCTAAATTAGCATTAGCCAGTTGAGGGTTGCTGTCGGCAAGCCATTCATCAAGCATCTTCATTACGCTCATCACGATCTGTGGGGTAATCTTGCTGCCGAAACCTTCAAATACCTTATTGACCTTTGACAGCGCATCAGTGTCAAACCTCGGATCATTACCATCAGCGATCCACCGCATTTCCTTCAGCAAGATTTCCCGCAGTTTGTGCGGTGAAGCGAATACCTCGTCACGCCTTTGATCCCAGTTGTGCTTTGCCCGCCACCGGCCGACTGTCTGTTCGGTCAGATCAAAAGCTTCGGCAATTGTCTTGGCATTATTGCCAAGCTCAATAAACATGATTTCCGCCTGATGAAAGATTGCGTCTTTATTTTTTGCCATTGGTTTTTTACGACAAAAAAAGCCATTTAAATAGTTTTAAAACGCGAAGTGTCCAAGGTTTAGAGGTAAGTGTCTAAGCCCTGTACACTTCTTTTTTATGCCCAAAATATCCCCCTACCATTGTGTCATAATTCGCAAAAACAACTATGGAATACAGGCAACTGGAAGGCAACATCGGAGAACTTAAATTTTATGGAAACATATCCGAATGGTGGATCAGTGGTAAAGACTTTACCCGCACGCTTGATGAAATGGCAGCAAAGTTTGATACTATACATATACGCACTCATTGTTATGGCGGGTCAGTATTTGAAGGTACAGTAATCGCAAATTCAATCCGCAGATGCAAATCCAAAATCATTGTATTTATTGACGGCGTTTCTGCATCCATGATGGGGATAGTAATGCAGGAGGCCGACGAGATCGAAGGCGCTGACAACTGCTTTGTTATGGTTCACTGTCCTACCTGCGCGCAGGAAGGAACCGCCAAGCAGTTTTCCGAAACCGTCAAGCTAATGACGGCAATGGAAAAAAACTTCACTCGTACCCTTTCTAAGAAAACCGGCAAACCTGAAAAGGAAATACTAAGTCTTTTCGATGGTGTGGATCACTGGTTTTCGGCCGAAGAGGCACTTGAATACGGTCTGATTACCCGCATAGGTCAGCCGGTAGTCGCCGAAGTCGTGCAGATGGAAAAACCATCACCAGATGATGAAATCGAATCTGTATTTGATCGTTATGCCGCCCTTTTAATCGATCCTACAAATCAAGACACAACCCAAAAAGAAGATAGCAATATGAAAAAAGAGTTAATCGCCAAATTTGGCTTAACCGGCGTGACTGAAAATAGCACAGATGCCGAAATCACCGCCGCTATACAAGCTAAGCTTGATGGCGTGAACAATGAGAAAACGACCGTTACCGATACGGCCGTTGAGGCAGTCATTGCCGCTATGGAAACTGCAAGTCAAAAGGCATATGATCCCGCTGTACGTGCCCATCTGGTTACAGTAGGTAAAAGTTCCGGTTTTACAGTATTGCAAGCAATGCTTGGCATTACTGCGCCAACTGTTGAAGCTGCTGCACCTGCTGCCGCTGTCGTTCCTGCTGCCGCTGCTGTCGTTCCTGCCGCTCAGGTGCCTAATGTGCTGAATATTATTAATGCCGGTGCGTCTGTGGTTGCTGAAAGCCGCAAGGATTGGACGCTTGCAAAATGGCAGGAAGAAGACCCTGACGCAGTGGAAAAGATGCCGAAAGAGAATCCCGCATTATTTACCGCGCTGTATAAAGCAGCATACGGCGTAGACGCCCCCCAATAATTCACCTATTTCCAACATAACAAACTAAGTAAATAACCCAAAAAACATAAAAATGAAAATTAAAGCTTTGAATACCCTGATGATTGGTGTGCTGTTCGTAATGACAATCGCCGCCTGTTTCTCTTACTTTGGCGGGTTACCGCTCGCTGAAACTTTCCCTCTCGTGGCTGCTGTCGTTATCCTGCTTTCTTGCGTCAAAATGCCGCAGGTTTCCTTTCAGTCAACCATTTACCGTGAGATATGGACGGGCGAGGTAATGAAGTTCGTAACCGCGGCGCTAAAGGACACCTTTTTAGCCGGTATCGCCGACTACTCCAAATATGTTTCTAATGTCGGGGATGAGGCGCAGGCGATACATATATCATCAATGAACGTACTGCCTGAGGTATTGATCAATAACACAACCTACCCAATCGGAATTGCAGATCAGGCCATCGTTGACAAGCTGATCGAGTTGAACAAATACCAGACGGTAGCAACCCCGATCACTGATGATGAAATGTACGCGAGTTCAGTTAAAAAAATGGATTTGGTAAAAGACCGTCACGCTAAGGCAATCTTGAAGACCATGATCAAAATGGCTTTGCACTCGCTTGCCCCTGCAAGTAATACCGCTGCAATGCCAGTACTGATCACTACTGGTGAAAACGATGGTTCTGGAAGGTTAAGAATGACTATGGCTGACATTCTGAATTTAAAAACAAAGGCCGATGATTTGGAGATCGACGAGGCTTCACGCCGGTTGGTTCTGTCTGCCGAGCATGTAAACGATCTGATTTTTGAAGATAAAAAATTGGAGGCTTTCTTCTTTAACAAGACTTCGGGCATCATTCAAAACATCCTGTCTTTTGACATCCACAGCCATATCAGTACACCGTACTACAACCCGGCGACTAAAGTGAAACTGTCTTATGGTGCGACACCGGTAGCGACACCGGGCAGCGAAAGCCGAAAAGCATCGGTATTGTTCTCTATGGACAGGGCTGCTAAAGCAATGGGATGGACTAAGATGTATCTCTCAGAAGCTAAAAACGACACTCAGTTTCAACGCAACCTGGTCAACTTCCGTCAGTACGGCATCGTATTGCCAACTGCTGAAGAACAAAGGGGAGCGATCGTTTCAGGAAACTTTGCATAATCCGGCAATAGGCCAGTAAGGATCAGTTAATCATTTAATCTAAATCTCAGCGGGCGTACGACGCTTACGCCTGCTGACTAAAACATAAACCATGAGTTTCAAAAAAATCATTTTAGAAGTTCCTGCCGAGGGATTCGCAGGCGATACAATCAAACACATCATCACCAAAGCCAACCTAAAAAACCAACCGGAAGAGGCTGCGAAATATGGCTGGAAAGAAGGTGACGAGATCACTGTTGTAAAACCGGTAGCTGACGCGCCGATTGTTGGCAAAAGTGCGGCTACCAAAACCAAGTCAACTTCACCGACCAAGGAAGTTAAGGTGAACGAGAACCCAAACGACGAGAAAGTTTTGTCGATAGCCAAAGGCAACAAAAAAGCTGCCGAGGGGATCGCAACTGCTCAAAATGTCGATGTGGTCTTTGAAAATGACAAGGAAGAGTTTTTTACTTCTGAAAACCTTGCCCGCCTGAGTGTTGGCAACGACAAAAGCAAAATCATAGTTCACACATTCTAATCACCCTAAACGGCAGGTAAATGAACAACGCAGTAGAATTTGATAAGGCCAAACCATCTGACAGCCTCAACTCAGAAGAAACATCCATCAGTGCAATTATTGCCAATGGTGTCGCCGTAGTGGACAAGTTGGTACTTGGTCAGCCTTATGCGATATACAGCCCTGACGATGCCCGTGAACTGGGCATCGATGCCGCTTATGACGCGGCAAATTCAGTGGTTTTGTCTCATCAAATAGATGAGTTTTATAGGGGATGCAGCATTGGTACTAAACTGTACCTGATGGTGGTGGCGAAAGCGATCACTCCAACCCAAATATTTACTGATGGCGGTCTGCTGTATGCCCGCAAATTGGTTGCCTTTGCTCAAGGCGAGATAACCCAACTGGCAATCGCCTACACCGGCGATTGGACTGAACAGGCACCTGAAACCACGACCGACGGTCTGAGTTCAGAGATCAGAGCTTGCTTTGCTTCGGCTCAGGAATTTGCCTTGTGGGCATTTGAGACCGAAAGGCCTTTGCATATCCTGCTTGAAGGCCGCAACTATGGCGGCAATGCCGGTGCGGCCGTTGACCTTAAAGACCTGGTTACCGGTGCGGACATTCCACTTGAAGCGGATAAACTTAGTGTGATCATCGCGCAGGATTATGACTATGCGGAAGGTCTGGCGTTTGCCTCAGGCAAAAAATATGCTTCTGTCGGTCTGGCCCTCGGCATCCTTGCCGGGATCAATGTCAACCAGAATATCGGTGAGGTGGCAACCCTCAACCTGACCAATGCTACCAAAGGGAAGTTTGTAACAGGTGGCCTGAGTTCACACGTAACCGTCGAAGCTGCTGAAGCTTCCCTAGTTACTTTAGATGAAAAGGGCTACATCTTTCCGCGCAAATACACCGGCATTTCGGGCTATCGGTTCAATAATGACCATGTGTGCGCGCCGCAAATCGTAGACAGCGAAGGGGTCATGAATGAAAGCAGCATCGCATACAGCCGCACGATGGATCACGCGGTAAGAAAGTTGAGGGGTGCTTTTACCCCATCAATCAACAGCGTACAGCCGGTAAATGAGGTGGGTAAACTTCCGGTCGGAGTTGTCAAAAGTTTTAACCAGAAAGGTGACGACGTTTTTGACAACCTAGCGGCTAAAGGCTTCATCAGTGCGGGCAAAACCTTTACCGATCCGAACAGTGACCTGCTAACCGGCGAAAAGGCTTTGTTAGTGGATTTCACGCTGCAACCGACCGGCACAATTAACAAGATCAAAGGAACCATCAGTCTTAAAACATCATTATAATGGCTAGAGCAAGAAGAGACGGCAAGGCCTACGATAGTGCCGATGCGCAGATCGTAATAAAAGGGGAACTGTATGACGAGATCACCGAGATCACCTACGGCAACGATCAGGAACATCAGTTAAATCATTCTTTAGGCGTGAACGCTACAAGTTGGAGCAAAGGAAAGATCACTCCTAAGTGTTCAATGACGATGTACATGACTGATTCTGTGCGTCTGGAAAGACAAGGCGGTGGCTCGGTACTTAACCTGAAGCCTTTTGACATTCAGGTCAGCTTCGTGAACGATGACAATGAGATCATCAACGATACTATCGTTGCTAAATTCCAGAATGAAGGCCGCGAGGTAACCGGCGAAATGGGCCTTAAAATTAAATACGACCTGTTCGCTATTTCAGTGAAAACCAACAATTAAACCATATTTAAAACCCTTTTAAAGTCCCAAAAATGAACAAAGAAAAATTACCGGAAGGCATCACACAAGACATGGTTGATGCTGCGAAAACCAAATGGCCGAAAGAAGGCGCAGTTAAATTTGCTGACTTAGAAATGGATGATTACGGCAATATTTTGACTGTACTGGTTCGAAGACCATGCCGAACGGTCATGAGCGAATATAGCAAATGGGAAAAAAATTCGCCCAAGAAAGCAGACGAAACTTTAGTTAAAGCCTGCTTGCTGTCACACAAAGATCAGGTTATGGAAGATGATGACCTATTTATGGCCGCTGTAGATGCAATAGCTAAAATGATTAAAGTAAGGCAGGCTACCCTAAAAAACATTTAACGTCATCGGGTGATGACGACATAGAGTCACCCGATGGCGTTGCCTTTGAAATCAAAGAACTGCTCGATGAATACCCGCCGATTAAGGACGGGGACGAGACGGACGTGTATGATCAGGTTAGGAGGATCAATGCCCAACTCAGCCATTTCATGCATATACCCTTCCCTGAAGATTTGCCGGATGATGTTTGGGCAGAAAAGTACAGGCAGTTTCAATGGCTTGTTGAAAACAATTATTTACCCCTTAAAATGGAGAAAACCAAGTGAGTAACGTAATCGATCTAGGTTCAAGATTAAAAGCAGCTTTCGGCTATGTCGCAAACAACGAAAGTGCGGCTTTAAGGAAACAGCAGTTCGCTAAAGACAATGGGATCGCCGATGCCGGAATCTATATGAACAGCGCTTCTTTCGAGCAAATTACTATCAAAAAGAACGATGTCGAAAAGCTTGTTTTTGGATCGATGATGACCACCCCAACCGGTCTGCAGATTTTTGCGCCGCCACCGATGGTCTCTTTTACCAAAGGCAAAAAATTGGTCATCACCGAGATCGACGGATCGGACGCCGAAGTAGTGGAACGCTATGGTAACAAAAGCACTGAAATTAACATACAAGGGCTACTAGTGGATATGGTAAACCATCAGTACCCAAAAACAGAGGTTAAGACCTTAAACGAGTTCTTTGAATATACTGCCCCCTATGCTGTTGAAGCCGAAATATTTGACGACCTCAATATCAAAAGTATCTACTTTATAGATTTTAATATTGGTGGCGTTGCAGGGTATGCCGATACGATCCAATACACCTTGTCAGCGCGAAGCATAAGGCCGGTTGAGTTCTTCTTTGTAAAAAACAACAATTAAGATGGATCGCCTGCCATATGTCAATATGATTGCCCGCATTACTGTTGGTGAAATCTATTTCGATGACATTACAAGTGTAGAGATCACCGAAAGCGTGACACAGTTAAGTGATGTTGCAACGGTCACCCTTCCAAGGTTCTATAAGCAGCTTGACGGAAAGTTCCCGCTTGACTTTATGAAAGCGGGTGATAAAGTCAAAATTGAATACGGCTACGAAGAAACCGGAATGCAGACTGAGTATGAAGGATACCTCAGGCAGATTTCTGCCGATACCCCTTTGATACTCCAATGTGATCAGCTATACCCGCTTCGCCAAAACAACTTTGTGAAAAGTTACAGGTCTGTTTCGCTTCGACAATTGCTATTGGATGTGACCAAAGGCACCTTCATAAAGAAAGTGGAATGTCCTGATGTGGCGCTTGGAAAATATATAGTAGACAATGCAAGCACCTTTCAGGTACTTGACAGGATCAAAGAACAGTTCGGGTTTTATGCCCGCGTTTCCGGCGATCTGCTGTATTGCGGCTTTGCTTGGGACTGGCGCCCGGCCTTCACTTCCAAACACATTTATTATGTGCAGGGTAACGTGAAGAAAAACGACCTCACATATAAAACCAAAGATGAGTTCAGTGTGCGGGTTCGGGTAAAAATCAGGAACAAAAAGGGAAAAGAAGCCTACATCGAGGTTGGCAGCAAACAAAAGGATGCGACAGTACACACAATCGAATATGCGGCCGACACTGAAAAGGTCGCCAAGGAAATTGCAGAAGCCAGGTTAAAGAAAAGCGTGTACGACGGGTACACCGGAAGTATCACTGGCTTTGGCTTGGTACTGACCAGATCAGGCGATAGTCTCGCCATCATCGATGACAATGAAAGTTACCGTGAAGGCACTTACTTGATTGAGAAAGTAATAAAGTCCTATGGCTCTAACGGAATAGAACGAAAGAATGAATTAGCCTTTAAAATATGAGTTTAGAGGAAACCATACAGCAGTTTTTTGACAAGCAAATGCGGTCAAAAGCGATAAGAACTATCGGGGTCGGAACGGCTACCGAAATACAGGAAAACAGTTGTACGGTGTTAAGGGACGGACAACCTGAACTGTTAGATGTGCGCTTTCACGCTACTGAAGACACGCCCGGAAGTCGCATTGTGGAGATACCGGCAGATCAAAGTAGCGTGATATACGCCATCATTGACAATCAGGAGACCGAGGCCATGATCATCAAGTGCAGCGAGATTGAAAAGGTGATGATGAAAGTCGGAGAACTGGAATATCACATCGATGAAAACGGTGTGATGATCAAATGCGGTAATGACTCTTTAGGATCAGTGATAAGCGGGTTTATAGACGAGGTAAAGAAGATAATAGTAATAAATGGCAGAAGCCCTAATGTGGTGGCTTTAAATGCCCTTAAAGTTAAACTTAACAAGATATTAAAATAATGCCATTAGACACATTAACACTAAAAGCAGCCATCAAAGAGGCTTTCGATTTTGAAAGCGACAAGGATGTAAACCCCGCCGAAGCAAGGGAACGTCAGGCCCATAAAATTGCACTTGCCATCGAGGTATTTGTAAAGAGCGGTCAGGTCAATGTGATAGTCGCAGGTACAGCAGGAACCGGAAACGTGATATAGCTATGAGAACCGATTTACTACTTGAGGAAAACTTTGACCTGATCGACAATGGTACCGAATGGGCAGAAAGTGCAAGCGATCAGCAGCATGTACAACTTTTGATGATTCTGAATAAGGGTGAGTTAAAAGAGTTTCCCTTTGTGGGCTTTGGTGCTGAAAGACGGCTGCTTGCCATTTTCGATAAAAACAGGATCACAAGGGATATTAAGGTAGAGCTTGAAAATGACGGGTATAGTGGTGCTACCGTCGACACCGGCAACAGGCTTGAAGACTTAAAAATTGAAATATAATGTTAAACACAACGGAAATTTTAACCCTTGCTATCGGAATAGGGGGTTTTATCACTGCCCTGATCACGGCGGCGGCTAACAAGAAGAAGACATCCGCAGAGGTTCAAAATATTGTCTCTGACACCTATGGAGATATTATTTCAATGCTCAGGGAACAAGGAAAAATCAATGCCGAGCAGATCACGGCCCTGATGCAAAAGGATGTAGAAAACCAAAAGCTCATCAATGAGTATAAAAAAGACATTGAACGGTACCGGATCGGTGAAAAGGAACTGCTTAAACGGGTGAAAGAATTAGAAGGCGAAATCGATAAACTTAAATCATACAATGAAAACATATCAAAACTTGTCCCTTAGTCTGGTTGCGCTGCTCGTCGCCTTAATGGTTTTTAGTTGCGGTACCCGTAAAGTATCGACTTCTAAATCAAAGACGAGTGAGCGTACCGAAAAGGCATCCGTTGTCAAAGATTCTACAAGCGTGTCGGCAACCCGTACGGATATGTCTGTGCTCAATACAACTCAAAAAGAGAATAGCCAGGTCAGTGAAGATCAGCAGTACAGTGTGACCGCTGATAGTGCCACTTATTATCCGGCCACTGGCGGCATCACATTTAAAGGTAACGTAAAAATTAACGGGTCTAAAAAGAAACAAAGCAACCTTGATCGCTCCATTGATCAGCAGCTTGCTGTTGATCTTGCCGATACCTATCAGGCCGGTGAGCTAAAAGACAGTTCAGGGTTTGAAACATCGGATAAAACTGCCCAGTCCAGTAAAAGGAATTCCGACAGGGATAATAGTTTTAGTTACTGGTGGTTGCTTGGAATACCGGTAGCAATTTTAGGAATCCTGACACTTAGAAGAGCATGGAAATCGTAGTAGATCAAGGGCAGTCTTTGTTTGATGTTGCTGTACAGCATTGCGGCAGCACATCAGCCGTTTTTGACATCGCCGTATTAAATGGCCTTTCAATTACCGATAAGCTGCTGCCCGGCACTACGCTTTTAATCCCTGCGCCTGTTGATTCAGGCCTCGTGCAATATTTTTTAATTAACGGCTTTATCCCGGCAACCGACCTTACTGAGGCAGGCGAAATAATAATCCCTGATGGAATTGACTATTGGGCAATTGGAATCGATTTTATTGTATCATAATGGCACAAACTATAGAATACTGGCAAAACATCATCATCGGTCAGCTTACTGCAAACGGGATCACCGTTAGCGGCAGCAGAACAAGCATTCGCAGGATTTGGACGTATGTTGTCGCGTTTTGCGTCTGGTCGCTTGATGTCGTATTTGATCTCCACAAAACTGAGGTGTCGGCCGTGCTTTCTGACCTAAAGCCTCATACCCTGAGGTGGTATAAAAACAAAGGCTTAGCTTTTCAATACGGTCACAACCTGATTACTGACAGTGACCAGTATGACAATACCGGTTTCACCGATGAGCAGATCGAAGAAAGTAGGATCATTAAGTATGCCGCTGTCATTGAAACCGAAAACGAAAGCCGGGTCATTCAAAAGATCGCCACTGAGCTTGACGGCGTTCGTCAGCCGCTAAGCCCTGAGCAATATGCTGCTTTCGCTGCTTACATGACCGAGGTCAAAGACGCCGGTGTAAAACTGACCATCATTAACTTTCTGCCCGATCGCCTTTACCTTTCCATTCAGATATTTTACAATCCATTGGTTTTGGATGCGGAGGGTAACAGCATACTCGACGGCGGCAAGCCTGTTGAGGCTGCGATACTGGATTACATGGAAAACGGCCTTGACTTTAACGGCGAACTGGTATTGGCTCACCTGATCGACAGGCTACAGCAGGTAAATGGCGTCGTGATCCCGAACCTGATCAGCGCGGAAACCAGTTGGGTAGACGGGGAAACCGAAGACTATGGGGATATACAGATCATTGATGTAAAAAAGATTCCTGAAAGCGGGTATTTCGAGATAGTAAATTTTGAGAATATAACCTACGTACCAAATGTTTGACAGGGCCTTTAATATCGATTTTGACAGGTTGGCGTCGCTGATCATCCCGCCCATAGTAAGGCAGTTAAACCTATTGCTATGGCTACGGTCGCTTATAGCGCCTTTAAAGATTGTTTACGGCCAGTTTAATGCAGGCAGGTCAGCGAATCTTTACAACCTTGATCACAATAGCCAGGTGTGCCGGATGCGCAAAATGTTAAATGATGCCTTTGATCCCGGCTTACGCAGGATCAGGATAGGCGAAGGCAACCAGTTCGACCGGCAATATATCTACACACATGTCGAAGAGCAGCCGAAATATTTAGGGGTGATGTACCTGAGGCAAAGAAGCGACTACGCTGATACCGGTGTCGATTTCAGGGTGATCATACCCGATGGCTTTGATCTTCCGGCAGTGATCTTCCAAATGAGGGCAGCAATTGATTTTTATAAACTAGCAAGTAAACGCTACAAAATACAATACGATGAATAAAACGAATTTTATACTAACCGGTGGTTTCCCGCTTGAACTCGAAACACTCGACTTCATGCAAAAGTCTTGGCAGGAATTACAGGCCATGACAGCCTTTGGTGGCGACAACGTGATTGTCTCAGGGTGTAATGTTGTCGGGGCAAATGTCTCTGACGGTTTTGTGATCATAGGTGGCGAACTTTTGTCGTTCAGGGGTGGCCTTGCTCAGGCTAAGGTGGTGATCAAAGAAGAAACCTTTCCTACTGAATTTCAGAATGGCAGTTTCAATAATGCTTACCTGACCCGTTATGCGACATTCGGTAACAGCCTGCCAAATGTGCTATTTGCTGATTTGGTGCGCCTTTCTGACCTTAAAAGTCTTAGCGCGCTAGTTTCCCGCGTAAATAAATTAGAAACGCTTACAGCGCCTTTAAATGTAGCAAACGGTTCTATGCTGTTCTGGCGAAAACCCGCCAACACAATTCCGGCCGGTTGGCAGGAAGTCATAGACTGGCGCGGCCGTATGCCGGTAGGCTTTAACCCTGCTGATGTTGACTTTGATACGGTTGGTGAAGCAGGCGGCTCTAAGACCCATCAGAACACGCTTGCCGAAATGGTGCCGCATGATCACCCATACGATGACACACAACCAAACGGCGGCACTGACTTCGGCAATGGGAGTACAAGGTTCAGTTATACCCAAACTCAGACAGTTGGGAAAACAACCGGAAAGACCGGCGGCGTTGCGAATTCGGCTCAACCTTACAGTATCATGAACCCGTACCGAATTGTCATGTTTATCGAACCTATACCAGCATAATAGCATATGGCAACTTTAGCACAAATTAAAAACTGGTTTAAAACTGGTTTAAAACCTACTCAACAGCAGTTCTCAGATACATGGGATAGCTTTTGGCATAAAAGTCAAACCATACCAACGACTAGTATTGAAAACCTTGACGGCAGATTCGATGATAAAGCTGATCAGGATGCTTTCGTAAACCATGTTGATGATCTCGATGCGCATGGGATTACAGATCGTCTACAATCATTAGCCGCCACTATCCCAGAAATAAGTGATCATGAAGTCGCGCCCGATAAGAGTTGGAGTAGTCAGCAAATTGTGGCGTATATCGGTAGTTATGGTGACTTTCACACTACTGATGAAGGTCAGGTAACCATGTTAATACCGCATGGTTTGGCCGGCGTTCCTACTTACTGGAATGTGCGGGGTATAAATGCCGCCGCCGTAAGCTTAGGCATTGCAGGCGAATCGGCAGACGCTACCAATATCATCATCACCCCTGTTTTAACCAATAATGATCACGTCGATTTAATTTATTTATGGAACGCAAAAATTTAAATATGAAACAATCAATTAGAATGGCACTATTGTGCCTTTTACCTGTTACTACCTTTGCTCAGATTGGGGTAAGGAAGTCCGATACTGCTTTAGTGACGGTTATAGACGGTCATCAACAGGTATTCAAAACTGACGACTACTATAAAAAGCAACTGGATTCTAAGCTTAAAACGAATTACCTGACTTATTATGGTGGTTTAGCAAATGGAGTATTTGATAATACTGCTGCTTTCGCTTTAGCAAAAACAGCGATTGGCACAAAAAAACCGATCTATTTCCCGCAAAATGGGACAGGTGACGCCGTTTATTATTTCACAACATCCCCGAGTTTTTCAGGTTACATGATTGCCGCAGATGAAGGCGTTAAGATCAGTGTGCCAACAACCAACTTCATCACCTTCAACACGTCCAGTTTCCTGACGAAAATTCAAATCATAAGCAGGGATCGGAATAATACTGGTCAGGCTCTGTCAAATTCGGCGATACCGGATATATTATTGCCGCTGGCGAACTTAGATAAGACCGAACAGCTTACTGATCTGGTAAGCATAGACGGTGCTTATTTTAAGAAAAGACTATATAATATTGCCTCAAATACATTTGTAACTGGCGCAACAAGTACGGCTACTACTACACAGATCACGTGGTCTAATGCAAGTGTTGCGGCCAGTGCTTCGGCTGACAGCTTGACCTTTGATGTTGCCGTTCAGCCTGCGGTGCCAGGCGTTGAATATTCAGCCGCTTTAACGACTTCTGCAAATGCTACAGGAGGCCGAGGCGGTATCTTTGTACAGGCATCAGGCGAATGGGTCTTTTTTGGTTTAAGTCAGACAGGATATAAGTTAATTAGCAAGAAAACAGCTACACCGGCAACATACACCTATATTACCAATAAGGTTTCAGGCGCGTACACCCTAAGTACCACTGCACAACCAGAAGTATCTGTACGGTTCGTGTCAGATACGGTTGTTGAGTTTTATGTGAACGGATACAAGGTTTATACCTACAAAATGGCAAGTTATGTGACTGATGTTGGATTTGGTTTCAATCGGTCGTTAAATGTCGCAGGCTTTCAAAATGCTTATAATTTCACTTCGGCTACTTCAACCAATCGTGTTTCTGGCGGTGTCTTAAAGTTGGGTATTTTTGGTGATTCTATCAGTTATGGTGAAGGTTCGTCCTTTAGTTGGGTTGATTTGATTAAAAAAATTCTTATCGGAAGAAATGGAATCTCCGATGTGCAAACAACTAATTATTCCATTTCCGGACAAAAGGCGGCTCAACAATACACCTTACTCAGCACTACAAACGTTTCGGGATTTGATTATACTCTGGTTTTGGTAGGAACGAACGATGCGACAACCTTAGATGCTGACTTTCGGGTATCCATACAAGACATTATAACTAAGATCAAGTCCGACGGAAGCATCCCAATTATTGGTGTATACCCAATGACAATCAATAGCGAATCAACAGGCATAGGGTTCGGTACTGGGACTGCTTATGCTATGGGAGGGATACATAGAACTTCGATAAAACAATTGTGTGCAGTAAACGGCGTTCTTATGGCAGACGCACTGGGCTTTATGGGTGAGGTAGGTGCCTCGAATAAACAAACAAGGGATAATGTACATCCCGAAACATTCTTTCAGGCTACTATCGCTAAAGCGTTTGCAACAGCGTTGTTATCGGATAAGCAAAAGGTTGTCAACTCGATAAGGACGACGAATGGATTAGGACTTTTCTCAGGGAGCAGGTACAATTCTTTTGTTGGCATGCAAGCATTTAACAGCACTAAAGACACTGTTAATTCTCAGATTTTATTGCAGAACAGTAATGGTAGTGTTGCGGTAGACTACACTGGGACTTTTTCACTAAGAGTTGGTGCTAATCTTAATACACTAAGACCATTTATATCTGATAAATTTGGTCAAATCGGCATCAATGCCACGCCGGTGACAGGCAGTAGAATGTCTTTCATTGAAACCGCAATGATTCCTGTGAGTTTGAACGTTCAGTCTGGTCAAAAAGCCTTAAAGATAGTGGGCGCCGCAGGTTTGCCTGCTTACGTAGTGCCTCTTTCTTCCGGTGAGCTGACTTTTCAAAATGACCTCTCTGCCGAGACATTTAGGATAGGGGGAAACGGCGACATAACAGCAGCAGGGAAGTCTAAAAGCACTCAATACATATTGTCCGATCTTAACACATCCCCATTGTCGGCTACCGATACCGGAACAAAAGGAGAAATAAGGGTGACGGCCGGTTTTATTTATGTATGCACGGCCGCTAATACATGGGTAAGGACAAGTTTAACAACGTGGTAGTTAATTATTATGAAAGAGTTAAAAAACATTCAATTTTCACACGTATTCAGTTTAGTTCTGACCGTTGGCATATTTAGCTATTTTTTCTTTGGTTCACATGATGCAGGCACAACAGCCACATGTAAAGACGTGCTGTTAGCTGTTGTGTTTTACTTCTTTGGAAGCAGTGCAGGGAGCCGCAGGAAGTCCCAAACAATTGATAGTGTAATTGATAAAAGCAAACCAAATGAATCTATCTAAAGATCAAATAACGGAAATAGCCAGGTCCATAGGCGTTGATTACGCTTCTTTAATGGCCTTCATATCGGTCGAAAGTGGTGGTTTAGGTTTTATTAATGGCCGAATCGTCATTCAGTTTGAACCTTCGTGGTTTAAAAAGAATGCGCCTTATGCCCCGTCTGGACAATGGAGCGTAAACAAAGTTGAAGGTCAGGTAAAAGAATACGCGGCCTTTAGTGAAGCATTTCACTTAAATAAAAATGCGGCAATGAAATCTACCAGTTGGGGACTCGGGCAAATTATGGGCTTTCACTATGCTTTATTAGGCTATAAGACAGTTGACGAAATGGTCGACGATTTTAAAAAGGGCGATTATCAACAGGTTATGGGGATTGCTAAGTTCATTAAAGGTACGCCCGCTTTATTAAAAGCCCTGAGAGCAAAGAACTGGCATTTGGTGGCAGTCTATTACAACGGTTCGGGATATAAAGCCTTAGCGGCTAAATATGGTCGTGAGCCATACGATTTAAGTATGCAGAAAGCCTACGCCAGATACACATAA